CGCTTGACCCGGCGTTAGTAATCACCTTTGTCCGAGTGTGGTGGGTGAAGATGGTCGTAACTGCGCCAGCCGTCAACTTCACCGTGTGTTCCCGGTTGTAGTTGGCCTGTCGAACCCACAGAAGCCCAGCCCGTGCGTAGTTGGTCGGGGTGCTGGAGGAGAGCGTGGCAGGAGCCGTCACCGTGGTGGTGGTGTTCAGGATGAACGACACATCACCGATGGTCAGGATCTTCCGCTGATCAGCCGTGGCGGTCCCTAGGGTCGTAGCCCCGTCCACATACAGCGTCTTCCTGTTACCCGCCAGATCGTAGATGTCCAGCGTCCCGTCCTGCTGCACCGACAACAGATACCGCTCCGACTCGTCCCGCTCAACCATGTGGATGAACGGGGGCTGGGTCAGGGAGCAAGTACGCAGGGTTCCCGAGGCATTTGCCACCGCCGAGATATGCTCGGACGGAGGACGCTTCATCAGCCCTTCCACGGGGGAAGGCACGGCGTTGTCGATGGCCTCGGCCTCGTTGGTTGCCCGGATGGCAGGAGGCTGCTGGCTTACGCCGCCGATGAAGTTCGGGATGGGAGAGGTAATCAGGGGCATCAGATCACTCGGTAGGAGCCACGGCGAATGAAGGTACGGTACACATCGGGGTGATCGAAGATGGTGTAGTCACCGACTTCGTTCTCGTACTCGGTCATCCGGGCAAGGGCCTGAATCTCGTCCTGCTGGGTGAAGCCGTGGAGGGTCTGGGAGCCCACCATGCGGTCTTGGTAGATCCGAGCAGCACGGATGGTGATGTACCGCTTGGCCGCCTCCGGCATGTCATCGAAGTCCATCAGGTTGACGCGAATCACCGTGATGGATTCGGTGAACTGGTAGGAGTTCGTCTTCCGGTTGTACAGACGGTTGCCGCGAAGGACGATGTCGTAGTTGAGGTTATACCGGGGATCCATGTCCACCCGCACAACGCTGTCGCTCACATAGATGAAGCCGCTGGAGGTCTCCGGGCTCATCACGACATTCTCGTCCGTGTTGAACTGCCATCCGTAGGACAGGACTTCCCGAGTTACCTCGTCCAGAAGATTCTGGGCAATCAGGGAGTCGGCCCTCTGGGCATTCAGGGAGTTGATCGGCGGTTCTCCCACGGTAGCCAGAATGGTGTTGATGGCTTGCAGTTTGGTGGTCTTGGTCAGGGCCATTCTAGGATCCTAGACTCAAAGAAAAGAGGGGGTGGAACCCAACTAAGGGAACCACCCCCTCTTCATTCCAGAGGAAGTGATCTACACCCGGCTATTAGGCCGTGGCGTAGAGTTCGTAGCAGCACTCCTCGCGGAGGACGTTGTGACCCATGGCGTACTTGGCAAGCATGAGCGTACCAAGGCGTTCCATGATGTACTCCGACTCCAGCGAGAGATCCATCAACTTGACCGTGCCGAGAGCCTCGCGGTGGAAGATGATGCCACGGGTGCTCTGGTAGTTGAGGCCAGAGTAGCCATCATCAGCAGTACCGCTCACATCGTTCTTGACACCCGTGGCACCGTGTAGCGGATCCGGAGTGCCACCAGAGGTGCGCTCATCAGCAGTCGGCACATGGTTGCTCTTCATGATCTGGATGCCAGCGCACCGGATGATCTCACCCTTGGCCACGCTGCCCTCACCCGCATAGTCGCGGTTGATGGCATCGGACTGGCTGTTGACCATCTTGTAGTACTCGCCCGGAGGCAGGATGGCGAAGCGGTCCTCCGAGGGGATATTGGCCTCGTCCATCTTCTGGGCAGCCACGAAGAAGGCATCCAGCAGTTCGTCACCAGCGGTCGTGGCGGTGCTACCAACGCGAACTCGGGCACCGAGGTAGCCGTCCGAAGCCGTCGAACCGCCGAAGCGATCCGTGGTCTTACGGGCACCAGCGATCACGCTGCGGATCAGGTTCTTGTCAGCCGTGTAGGCCAGAGCGCGACCGATCTCCGTGCTGTAGATGCTGCGGACATCGTAGTGGTTCTTCATCTCATCGATGTCGGCCACGAAGACGCTGGAGACAAGCACATCATCGATGAAGATGACCTTCTCGTTGTGCTTGAAGCGGCTGAGGTACTTGGACTGGGGGCTGTTGCCCGTATCAAAGGACACGCCAGTTGCAAAGGTTGAAGCCGATGCACCAGCAAAGCCAGCAGTACCGGAAGCCTCGCTGAGGACGGACTCGCCGGGGACATGGTACTTGGCACCAGCCACGCCAGTCACCGGGAAGGTAGCAGACTTGCCGCTCTGGATCGTGCGAACACGGTGGAGGGGCATCATCACGTTGTACTTCTCAAAGGTCGTGATGATCTCACCACTAAAGACCTTCAAGAAAAGAGCGTCAGCGTCAGCCCCGTAGGACCCGCTGTACGCCTGTCCCAGACGGGACGGCTGAACAAAATCAGGCATTGTTGTTTCCTAAGTAGAAGTTACGGTTGTAGATGATCGAATGCCTTCTGCCTAGGTTGTCCCTCGCAAGGGGCCTCCGCTTCTAGCATCTCCCCAGTCCATCTGTTAACTGGGGAAAGAAAGGAACCCGCCAGATTTCTCTGGGGGGTTCCGATGGCCTACGCGAATCAAGTGAGGGTCGATGCCTCACGGCGCAGCCGGGGGGTCTTCTGGCACATCCGCAGCCCACCAACCAGCCGGAATCTCGACTTTGTTGGCAGACTTGACACGGGTACCGTCCTTCTGGACCACGAAGACATGGGCCTTGACTGGCTCAGCCAGTTGGACCGGAGTCCCCGGTGGAACGATGATCACGGTGGTCCCGCACCCGGCGATGAAACCGAGAGCGCACACCGCCAGCATTCGGGTCAGCACCTTGTGCATAAGTTTCCTTAGATACTAATCGTTCAAGGAATTCAAGGATTGCCGTGACCAGTTCCTTGACCCAGCCCCACATCACGCCTTCTTCTCGGCATCCTTGGCCATGATCAGTCCGATGCCAGCCGTGATGGCCGCGATGACCGAGCCGATGTCGAAGGAGGTGGCGGGATCGCCATCAAGCAGGGCAATGGCTGCCGAGGAGATGGCGGTGAGAATGGTGGCGATGCCGAGGACGGTGGTCTTCATGTTGGTCTTCATCGATTGACTCCGAGTGCGTTGGAAAGAGCGACCCGCTGCTCGACATCCTGACGATATGCGGGGTCCTTGGCATACCGGGGATCCTTCATGGCCGACACGATCTCAGCGATGCTGCGGAATGCGCTGCTGCCGCTGGAACCGGAGGTCTCGCCCTGAATGAGCCGACCCTTGACCCCGTTCGACTGCTCAAACCGAGCCTTGAGACCCTGAACCGCCATGCGGATGGTGTTCATGTTGCCCGAGCCGATGATGTCGTTGAAAGCATCGACCTCTGCATCCGGAAGCGCATCAGCAGCCCACTCCAGCATCGACTGGTACTGGGGCTCACCTCCGGCCATGCCGTAGATGCTGTTGATGTTGGCATCCATGACCGCCTTCTGCCCCTCGACATAGGCACGGACGATCTCCTCGGGAATGCCGAGGCTGCTGACGGCCTTCACGGACTCGTCGCTCAGGTCGCCGTTGGCGATGAACTCCTCGCTGTACTTCTGGAACGCATCCGGGGTGATCCCGGTCTTGGTCCCGATCTTCTTCTCCAGTTCGGAGTAAGCCTTGGCCATGTCCTCCGCGTTCTGGAACTTCTCGGGGAGCCAGCCCGGACGATTCTCCTGCGGAACCTCCGGGGCAGCGGTGACTGGAGCCTGTTCGTTCATGGCCTGAGCCAGAGCGTCAGTCTCGTTGTTCGACTCTGCGGTATCTCGGACGATGGTGACTTGCTGGTGATTGCTCATTGCTGTGTCTGCTGTGCTTCAACGATGTTGCCCATGGTCTGTGCAGCCTGAGGAGTCATCTGCTGGAGCATCTGCTGCTGCATGGCGGCTTGCTGCTCGGCCTGAATCTGCTCCTCGGTCTTCACAAGGCCAGCCGTGTCGATGCCTAGGGCTGCTGCACGGCGGTTCATGTATTCCCGGAAATCAATGTACTGCTGAAGACCGCCGGGACCCAGAATCTGGGCAATTCCCTGAAGATAAATGTCCAGTCGGTTCAGGTCATTGCCACGCCCAAGGGCATCGATTCCGGTGACGATGGTGGGGGTAATGAAGTTCTTGTTGATCTTCGGCATCTTCTTGGCCTTGGTCAGGCGGTCGATGATGCGGTTGACCAGAGGCAACTGGAACTCCTGAGACAGGAGGCTGTAGATGCCGCCAAGTTGCCGTTCGATGCTCTGGGTGACCAGCCGGATCTCCTCGGCGGTGACACGCTCGGCGTTGCGGATGGAAGCCTCGGTGAGCAGGAAGGCGTAGGACATCCGCTCGTTGATGCTGTTCATCGTCTGCAAGGCAACGCTCAGGTCTGCGGCCTTCTGCACCTGAAGCACGGTGACATCGGCGGCATTGCCTTCGATGATGGCTCCGTTCTGGCTCTGAGCCAACTTCTTGGCTCGGGTGGTGCCCACGGGGTTGACGAGGAACAGCACCTTGGCCATGGCAGCGGCAGCCTCAACGATGCTCTTGGAGAGGCTGTCGAGGGCCACCAGATCGCCGTAGTACTGCTCGACATACGACCGACCGTAGTCTTCGCCGTCCACCCGGTTCATACGCAGGGCGAAGAACGGGTTGCGCTCGGCGGGGTAGATCGACACGGAGTCGGGCAGGATGGTGTCACCGATCTTCTGGTGAACCTCAATCTTCCCGTCAGGCAAGGTGTAGCAACAGGTGTAGATGTCCACCGTGCTTTCGTGGGCGCACATGCAAGTCTTGGCGATTGCAGCCGCCTCAGGAGGCAGCATGGCCGGAGCCACGGTCTCCTTGACCACGATCTTACGCACATTGCCCATGGGGTCGCGCTTGATCACATATCGATCAAGACGAATAACCCGCATGGGGCCGTCATCAGGGAGGTAGATCAGAACATTCCCGGCGACGATTAGGTGCTTCAGGGCTTCAAAGAGACCGACCCGGATGTTCTGGGATTCGATCTCCTTCATCACCGTCCGCTCCATCTCCGACAGGCTCTGCTCGGCCTCGGCCTTGGCTCGGGGAGACAGGCTCTCCAGATTCTTGGC